AAAAAAATGAAATAAATAGAAAAAGTGAAACTGTTATACACGATTAATGAAAATAATCTCACCTTGTAGGTTCTTTGGGTTCGTCGGCCAAGCTCTCTGATTCTCTTTTTCAGTGCGCTCAACTGTTGTAACTCCCATCGAAAGTAAGTCCTCGAATTCTGGAAACTCTCCGGTCTGTAGGTGCTCTAGAACTTGTTCCATTCTTGCACGCTTCATCCATTTAAGCTGCTTCCAATCGGGTTGTACTTCTTTCTCGACTACGATAGCGTTCCAAATGTCCTGACATAGGTCATAGAAACGTCTGCTGCATCCGAGACTAGCGTGAGCTAATCCCATTGCTGATGCGGCAAGTCTGCCGTCGTCTTGTGGTCGTTCAGGGTAGAAAAGATGACTCAATAAGTCTTCGTCCTCTCTGTATGGCGTTCCGTATCTGTTGTTGTACCCTAGTGCGTAGAGTGTGTTCGGATGTTCGCCTATTCCTGATTTGTCGTCACTGAGCTTTGCGTTGAAGTAGAATTCTGCTTCTTCCTTCATCATGCTCAAAAACTTGCGTCCGTACCGTTGAAACATTTCTTCTGGAAAAGACAATATAGCGTCGTCGCCTTGGAATCTCGCCTTGAAAAGGTCTGACTCAATGTCTACTCCTAGTTTCGATAGTACTGTGTACGTCATGATCATGTTGCAAAACGTGTCCATCAACTGAGTTTGTTGGAAACCGGATCCAAATCCGTTGTATCTCCAAGCCCAAACTTCTCCGTTCGGTAACTCTATTGGTGTTCGTTTAATCGCCTCTGTCATCCAACTCCATAGTCTCTCGATTTTGACTTCTGAAACTGTTGGGTTTGGGTATTCCTTGGTTGGCTCGTAGGTCGAGAAATCGTAGTACGATCTCCAGATCTTGTGAACGTCGTCGATCAACTCGTGTAAGAGTCGTCGGTCGAATCCACTCCAATCCATTGAAATATATGTTGACTGAGTATGCGAATGCAATTCGTCGATCAATGATTTCCATCCTCCGCGGCCGATCTCTCGTCCCCAGAATAACTTGCCTGAATCTGTGTTCTGGTAAGTCGCCTGCAATGGCCATAAGAACATTAACTCTGTGTGAAGTAACAACTTTGGGCATCCGAAAACGGCTCTGACTTTGTCAGGCTTGTCTTCTGGGACAACGTGTGTCCGTAAATGCAAGTGTAATCTCTCGTATGGTATTGGTCTTGTTTCCTTCCAAAAAGGGTGCTCTCCATTCTTTATCTTGTGGACAAGCTTTCTGTTCAATTCGAAAATCTCGTTGTACAGGTTGTGGTAGGAAGTACCTGAGTCCTTGATTAAATCAAGCTCTTGTTTC